AGCGCGGCCAGTTCGCACCCAAGCCCGCCGACCTGGTGCGCATGCTGGCCGGTACCGCCACCGACCGCGCGCAGATCGCCTGGGGCAAGGCCTGCGAAGCCATGCAGCGCGTCGGCGCCTACACCGATGTCGTGTTCGACGACCCGGTCATCCACGCCGTCATCGATGACCTGGGCGGTTGGCCCAAGATCTGCCGTGGCGAGCTGGCCGAACTCAGCTACCTGCAGCACCGCTTCACCGAGTCCTACCGCGCCTACGCGGGCCGCGAGGGCATCGAGTACCCGCGCCGGCTCATCGGCGACCGCGCCTCCGACGACGCCTACTCCATGCGCGGCCTGCCGCCGCCGAAGCCGGCCCTCATCGGCGACCTGGTCAAGGCCCGCGAGGTCTACCGCACCGGTAGCCTGGCCGGCAAGATCGCCGTCAGCTACCAGGCGCTGCAGGCCATCGAGGCCGGCCGCATCGTGATCGGCCAGCAGCGCCAGGAGGCCGCATGAGCCCGGCGGCCCGCACCCCGCGCACCCGCACCGGCCAGCCGGCCGACATGTCGCATGCCTTCCGGCTCGATGCCGCCCGCCGCCTGGTGCATCGCGCCGACGTGCGGCGCCTGCCGGTCAACCCGGCTGAGCTCAAGCAGGCCCGCGCCATCCTGCGCGCCGCCGCTGCCGCCGACCTCGATACCTCTCGTGCCACGGCACGGGCTTGGGAGATGGCTGAATGAAGATCGACATCAAGGTTCAAGGCATCAAAGAGCTGCAAGCCAACCTCAAGGACTTCAGCGAGCGCCGTGTGCGCTCCACGGTTGCCACCGCCATGACCCACACCGCCGTCATGGTGCGCGACCAGCTGCAAAGCAGGATGGCCTCTGCCATCGATCGCCCGACCGCGTACACCCGGCGCAACCTGCGCTACACGGCCGCTACCGCCAAAGGCTTGGAGGCGTCGATAGGCTTCGACATCGTGGCCAACCAGGACATGCACGGCCGTGTGACCGGGTACACCAACATGGGGCGCGGTCAGACGCCGGTCGGCAAGTACATGAACGACCAGATCGAAGGCGGACCAAGGCGCAATAAGCGCTTCGAGCTGGCCCTGCGCCGCGTCGGCGTCTTGCCTGCTGGTTGGTTTGCAGTACCGGGCGAGCGCGCCAAGATCGACGCCTTCGGCAACCAGTCGCCCGGCGAGATCCGGCAGATCCTGTCCTGGTTTGATGCAGCCGAGCTGGTGGCCGGCTCGACGCAGAACATGCGGGCTGCAGGTCGAGCCAAGCGGGCGCAAGGGACCAAAAGGAAGGCAGGATGGCAGTACCACGTGATCCGGCCCGGCCAAGTGCTCAAGCGCAGCTGGGCCCGAAACACCAGCGCCGCCGGACCCAGCCGCAGCCGTGGCTCAAAGAAGATGCAGCCCGGCATTTATCGGCAGACCCGCCACGCGCTGGGCAACCAGGTCGAGCCCATCATGATCTTCGTGAAGTCGGCCAGCTACAAGCCGCGCTGGGACTTCTACGGCGACGCCAGACGAGAGGTCGACCGCATCTACCCCGAGCAGATCAAGCGCGCGATCCGCGATGCGACGGCGGCCCTGGCCTCTCGAGCAGGGGGCAAGCCATGAGGGCCACCCCCTGTCACGGGTCCTCCCGGAGGGGGATCGGCGCGGGTAGTTCGAACCGCGTGGTCGGACTGTTCAGCGACTTCCCTAAGGGGGTTAAGTGAAGGTCATCCCTGTTTTGGACCAGCAGGTTTCCCAGGCGGAATTTGCCCAGATGATCGGTGTCAGCGAGGCCCGCGTCAGCCAGCTGGTGAGCGAGGGCATCATCGTGCGCGGCGACACGGCCCACGAGTGGCTGATCGGCTACTGCGAGCGCCTGCGCGACCAGGCGGCCGGCCGCGCCGGCAGCGAGACCGGCGGGCTCGACCTGGTGCAGGAGCGCGCCGCCCTTGCGCGTGAGCAGCGTGAAGGCCAAGCCATAAAAAACGCAGTGGCGCGCAAAGAATTTGCCCCCGTGGGGTTGCTGGCGGATGTCCTCGGCATGGCTGCCAGCGCCGTGGTTGACGAACTCGACCAACTGGAAGGCGCGCTACGCAAGGCGTGCCCTGACCTGCCAGACAACGCCAAAACTACCGTGCAGCAGGCGATTGCCAAGGCGCGCAACAAGTGGATTCGAAGCACCGAGCGCCTGGTGAATGACGCCATAGACGACATGCTGGCCGACCGGGACGATGGCGACCCGTCCTGTGAGTTTAAGGGGGTTGAGCCCGAATGACCACCATGCCGCCCACCATCCATCCAGAGACCGCTGAGGCCATCAAGGCCGCCGTGCGTTTGGGTCTGGAAAGCTTGCGCGCCGAGCCGCCGCAGCGTCTTGGAGACTGGGCGCGCGACCACTTCAAGCTGGCGGGCGAGAGTAGCCACACCAAAGGTGCGTGGGTGGCATGGCCGTTTCAGGTTGGCATGCTGGATTTCATGAGTGACGACCAGATCGAAGAGCTGGATGTGATGAAAGCCAAGCGCGTCGGCTACACCAAGATGGTCACCGCCTATGTGGCCTACAACATCGCGCACCGAAGGAGAAAACAGGCGCTGTGGCAGCCCACGGACGATGACCGCGACAGCTACGTCAAGAGCGAGATCGATCCTGTGCTTGACCCCGAGACGGGCGTGCAAGCCGTCAACAGCGCCCGTAAGCGCGGCAAAGGTTCCAGCGAAGAAACCATCAAATACAAGCCTTTCCGTGACAGCGCCCTGCACCTGTTGGGTGGCAAGGCATCGCGCGCCTATCGCCGCATCACCGTGGCCGTCACGATCTTGGATGAAATCAGTAAATTTGACCGTAGTATTGAAAAATCAGGCCCGCCGCGTGGCCTGGCTCGCGGACGTCTTGAGGGGGCGCCATATCCCAAGCTGGTATGCGGCTCCACACCGCTGCTCAAGGGCTTGTGCCATATCCAGGACGCGATTGAAGAGGCCGAGGGCCTGGTGCGCTTTCACATCGAGTGCGAGCACTGCGGTGTAGAGCACCCGCTAATGTGGGGTGGGAAAAAGCTGGCCTACGGTTTCAAGTGGACGCGCGGCGATCCCGGCACCGTACACCACGTCTGTCCACATTGCCACGGCAGCATCACCCAGGCCGACTACCTGAAAGGCGGCCAACCGGCATCGGGAGCCTGGGTATGCGAGCGCACTGGAAAGCGCTACGGACAAGATCGAATTTGGCGTGATTCGGCAGGATCTCCATGCCGCCCGCCGCGCACCCTGGGTCTGCATGTGTGGACGGCCTACAGCCCTCAGCGCGCTTGGCCAGACATCGTGAGCGAATTTGAAAACGCTCTCAAGGCATTTGAGAAAGGCGATGCGGGACCTAGGCAGCTGTTCGTCAACGAAACCCTGGGCGAGACCTGGGAGCTGGCTGGCGATCGCACCGACGAGCACGCGCTGCAGGCCCGGGCCGAGGACTACGCGCTGTGCACCGTGCCCGCCGGCGGCCTGGTGCTGACCGCCGGCATCGACTTACAGCGCAACCGCTGGGAAATCGCCGTCTGGGCCTGGGGTAGGGGGCTGGAGAGTTGGGTGGTCGACCATCACATCATCGAGGGCAACCCGGCCAGCGACGAGGAATGGGAGCGCGTCACCACCTACCTGCAGCGCCGCTACACCCAGTCCTGGCACGGAGGCAGCCTGGGCATCAGCGCGATCAGCATCGACTCGTCGGACCAGACGCACTCGGTCTACAACTGGGTTCGCACCGCGCAGCACCAGTTGCCCACGCTGCGCGCCATCAAGGGGTCGAGCGAGGAGTACAAGCCGATTCTGGGGCCGAGCAGCAGCCAGGAAATCAACTGGCGCGGCAAGAAATGGCCCAACGGTGTCAAGCTCTGGAACGTCGGCGTGGACACCGCCAAGGATCTTCTGTTGGGCCAGTTGGCAATCGAGCAGCCAGGCCCTGGCTATCTCCACTTCAGCCATGAATTGCCGCGCGAGTGGTATGAGCAGCTGACCGCCGAGCAGCGCATCCTGGCCAAGATCAAGGGGCGAGACGCTTACAAGTGGGTCAGGCGCCGACCGCGCAACGAGGTGCTGGACTGCCGCAACTACGCGCTGCACGCGGCCTTCGGCCTGGGGCTGCACAACTACACCGACCGTCGCTGGTCGCAGATCGAAGCAGCGGTTCAGCCTGCGCGCGATCTGTTCAGCGCGCCAGCGCAATCCCTCGACCCGTCCGGTGTACAGCCCGTCAAGCCGATTTCCGCCACGGCGCCACTTCCCACGGCGGGCGCCGCCACTTCTCCCACCACCAGCCTGTTTGACATTGCCTACGGCGGCTGATTCCCATGACTCCCCAGAACCCGACCCGCATGACGAAATTCACCGACAACACCGACCCCGTGGCCGTGATCGAGCAGGAGGCGCGCGCGGTGGCGCTGTCGTTTGGCATGGCAGCCCCTGACGATGTGGCCTCGGCCCTGGTCGAGCGGCTGATGCTGCGGCTGGGAGGAGGGCAGCTCTACCTGCCCAAGAAGCGCGTCGAGTCGCCGAGGGTGCGACACCAGCAGATCCGCGCCCGCTTCAGGGGCGACAACGTGGCCGATCTGGCGCGGGAGTTCGGGTTGACGCCGCGCAGCGTGCGGCGGATCGTCAGCCTGTGATCGGCCCGTGGTCAGGCTGTCAGGCTGAAACGTTCGTTCGCCAGTGCCCGAACCTCGTTCATCAACTCGGGATGTTTGCCGAGCAGTTCAAGCAGCAACACAGTGGACTTGTGCGGCTGCGTCTTGCCGCGCTCGTACTCGGAAAACGCGCTCTCGCCACCGCCGAAGATGCGCCCGGCGTCGGCCTGGCGTAGGTGAAGTTTCTTGCGGCTCGCGCGCAAGGCGGCGCCGCGTTGCTTGTTCAGTTCGATCCGTAGCGCCTCGATGGTCGCGCTGAAGCGCTGGCCCTCGCCTGGCTTGAATTCGCATTCGCCGCAGGTCGGGCAGTGCCAGCCCGAGACGGCAGGCACTGTCGCCTCCAGTTTTCCGACCTTGGCGACCAGGTCTTGCTTGCCGTGCACCAGCAGGGTGCCGTCGTCGCACTGCAAGCAGAATTTCTGTTCTGACATTTCACTTCTCCTTGAACTGGATGACGACTGTCCCATCGCGGAGGGTGACCTTGATGTACGCCGTCTTTCCGTTGGGGCAGGGCGCGTTGTACACGTCTTGCCAGATCCTGTGGTCCGCGTGGGTGGTCATGCTCTTGAAAAGCATGGACCGATCCAGGCTCAGCACGACTTGCACCGCTTCGTCGGGTGACAGGTCCATTTCCGCCAAGCCAGTCTGGGCGGTACGGGTGAACGCCGCGATGCCCTGTGCCGCCACAGAGGTCTTGATGCTGCTCAGCGCATAGTGAGCCTTGTTTTTTTCCGTCATGGCAAGCCTGTGTTGTTCGATTTTGTTGGTTGCCTGGATAGATTATATGGATTCCATGAATTTTAGCGCAACCGCCACCGCGCCGCCCTCACCAAAAACCTGAGCCGCGAGGGGTTACCGAGATGGCAGCGTCTCGAAGGCCTGCAGCCCCAAGTCGGCACCGCTCTGGCATGTAGCTGGTTTCGATTACCATTCAGGCATCAATTGTCACTGAGGCCCAACATGGAGTTTTTCGTTTTTTGGTTAGGGTTTTCTGTCATCGTTGCGATTCTTGCATCACGCCGTGGGCGCAACGGGTTTGGATGGTTCTTGTTGTCCGCGCTGATCAGCCCCTTGCTGGCGGGGCTGCTGGTGCTTGTGCTGGCCAACCTGAAGGATGAGGAAAACAAGCCCAGCTTCAGCAGCCATGTCAAATGCCCGGACTGTCGGGAGTTGGTGCTCAAGGAGGCTCGCGTCTGCAAGCACTGCGGCTGCAAGCTGATTCCGCAATGAGTCTGGGCCGCCCCTCAAACTGCCACCACGAGCCAACATGAATCTCAAGTAGGCCAACTTATCTACTTGCAACTCGCAGGACTATTATCTTTGTGCGTGACGGAAGGGTAGGGGTATTTATAATTTGGAATAATGATGCATTCACATTCGAGTATCTCCCCTTTGAATTCTTCCCGTGCTTTTACAGCCAATGCTGTCCCTTGTTCGATCGGGACCACCTGAGCGGTTGCCGCTTTTTTTGCAAACACCGCTTCGCGCTTGGCACCGATCGGATACTCTTTCCCGGCCAGTATTAGAGTAAGGAGCTGACAGGCACGACGCGCCTCTGGGTAATAGTCCTTCCCCATTACAGTCTGCGCCATGGTGGGAGTGACCAAGACCGTTGCGGCAACCACCAGTAATGCTCGCCTCATGATGTGGTGCAAACCGGATCGCCCTGAAGCCTGACAGCCGGATAAAGGTCGGCATCGCCAGGCACCACGGTGCAGCGGCATTCGACCCTTTGGCCGTTGGCTTCGTCCCATGCCGTGACTTCTAGGGCCTGCCCCTTGCGGATCGGTACCACCTTGGCGGATCTGGCCCGCTGGGCGTCGACGGGGAATCGCTTGCCGGCTTTGAGGTGCGCGCGCACCTGGCAGATGGAGCGTGCGTTCTCGTGGTAGTCGACGCCCATGGCGGCCTGAGAAATCGCCGGCAGCGCCAAAACGGCAGCAGAAAACAGAATGGTTATGACTTTCATGGCTTCTTCATGGTGTTAAAAACAAGCATTATCACGATGAATTCCATCAGGCGAACGATCAGTGCTTCCTATTCGCAGTGAAAGCGCGGTAAAATCTCCCTAGGTGCTTGAAAACACCTCCAAGAACTACGGTAGAGCCGCCCCGACAGTGCGGCTTCGTCATGC